CAGCACCTGCATTCAAGGGCGCTATGATTACAGAGGTTGCAGCGACCGAACCCCAAGAGGAGACAACCACAATGTCAGAAGTCAAGGTCGAAGCACCAGTCGAAGTTCCTGCACCAGCACCGGCACCACAAATGCTGTTTGCTGCACCCAAAAAGGAGTTCAAGCTGCCGTCAGCTGCTGAGTACATCAGCAAGCTGCTGCGCGGTGGCTCCGAAGCGCAAGAGTTCCTTGCCAACATCAAGGCTGCTGCCCCCGATGTAACCACGACCGACACGCCCGGCATCCTGCCCGAGCCAATCCTCGGCCCGGTGTACAACAACTTCCGCGGCCTGCGCCCAATCGTTGACGCATTCGGTGTCAAGGCAATGCCCGGCGGTGGCAAAGTGTTCCGTCGCCCGAAGGTGACCACGCACACCACGATCGGTGCATCCAACGGCGAAAACGCCAACCTCGACCAGGGCACGTTCGTTGTGCAGAACAACAACGTCACCAAGGGCGTGTACGGCGGATACGTTCGCCTCTCGGAAGAGGACATGGACTGGACTGAGCCGGAAGTGCTCGGCCTCTTGGTCGATGACATGGCGCGTATCTACGCCGACGAAACCGACCAAGTTGCCTCAACTGCTTTGGCGGCTGGCATCACACAGTCAGGTTCGGCCCTCACGCAGACCGACCCGGCTTCGTGGATCGGCTTCGTGTACGACGCAGCCTCAACCATCCTGACCAACAGCAACGGCAACCTGCCAACCCACCTGCTCGTAGGCTCGAGCGCGTTTGCCAACCTCGGCAAGCTCGTGGACACGGCAGATCGCCCACTGTTCCCAGCCATCGGCCCCATGAACGCATTTGGCAACGCCTCACCGGCAGCCAGCGCCATGAACGCTTTTGGCCTTACTGTCATCGTTGACCGCCATTGGGCAGCAGCACCAACCGTGCTCAACCCAGACGGCTTCGAGATCTACGAACAGCAGAAGGGTGCCCTTCAAGTTGAGGCAGCCGATGGCTCGCTGTCGCGCTACATCAAGTTCCGTGGCTACTTCGCCACCTTGATGATTGACGCGACCAAGTTCGTCGCTGCAAGCTGATAGTTCGTTCCCTCCAGGCGACTCTGAACGGTGGCGACTTACTCGGTAACCCATAAACAGGTTGTCAGTAATGTTGCCATCGTTCAGTTGCTGGAACCTCACAACTTTGAGGTCGGACAGTCAATAACGATCAGTGGCATCAACGCCACGTGGAATGGCACGCACAAGATTCTGGCGCTGCCCGAGTATTACTTCATCGGCGTATCGCAGCAGGGTGATTACCAGTACGACACTGACACCATCATCCCCAATCAGGTGCAGTTCGCACTGACTACGGATGACGCTGATCGAGCAGCTGCCACCGGCAGTGTTACTTACAGCATCACGTGCTCCTGGATTGTCCTGGATGACCTGGAGGACTACCTCGGCTTTACGTTCACCAACCCGAGCGCCGACCTGGACGTTGCCAACATGGCAATCAGCGCAGCCAACCAATTCGCATACCGCAAGCGCCAGGAGTCCGGCTACTTCGACTCACCAAGCTCGGTGCCAGGTGGCGATGCCAAGCTGGGCACCGTGCAGTACGCAGCCATCCTGTACCGCGAGCGTGGCAGCACCGAAGCCTTTGCATCGTTTGACCCACTAGCAACAGGTGGCCCGGTAACCGGCAACTACGGACAGATCCTGCGCCTGCTCGGAGTCAATAAGCCACAGGTGGCCTGACATGGCAAACATGTTCAAGGATGGTTACGACCAACTGGTAACGAAGCTTGGAACGATTACCGGGCTACGTGTCTTTGACGATCCACGGAATATCAACGTGCCGTGTTGCATCGTTGAAGCGCCAACAATCATGATGGCTAGCAACGTCGTTGCAGACATGGAATATCGCGTCGTGATAGTCGGCCTAGGCACTGGCGACAATCGCACGCTCGATCAGCTGCTGGATTTGGCTGATCTAGTCCGTGCAGCACAAATCGGATTGACCGAAGCACGGCCCACCACAGTTTCATACGGTGGCGCTGACTACCCTGCGTACGAGCTGACAATACGCACCAAAGTGAGCCCATAGGGCTACTAGACTGCCAAACGGGTAAGCAGCGACCCTCGACGTAGAGGAGATCTGCTACATGGCCAACGCAACCACATACCTCGCAACCCCGACCTTCAGCATCGGTGCCAGCTCAGGCTCCGTCGTTGACCTGACCGACCAGTGCAAGAGCGTCGTCATCACCAAATCGCGTGAATCACTCGACAGCACATCCTTCGGCAACACAGGCCGTCAATACGTGGGTGGACTCACCAACGTAACGGTCACCGCCACGCTGTTGATGGAATACTCGTCAACGCCAGGCACCTACGTTGACCTCACCGCATTGGTCGGCACCAACGTCTACGTGGCAGTAAAGCCAACCGGGGATGCAATCTCGGCAACCAATCCCGAGTTCCAAATCACCGGCGGATACCTGGAATCGCTTGACGTAGTGAACGGTTCAGTCGGTGAACTGTCCGAAGTGGAAATCACCGTCACCGGCGGCGTGCTGGTCGAGGACACCACGCCGTGAAACTAACCATCAAGGTGTCGTACGCGACACCAGCAGCGGAATTGGTTACAGAACAAATCACGACGACCATTGCGACGGTCGCTGCATGGGAACGCAAGTTCAAGCGCCGTGTCAGCGATCTCCAAGGCGGCATTGGTATCGACGATTTGATGTTCATGTGCTGGCATCAGCTCACGGTCGGCAAACGCGAATCACGCGACTACGACACTTGGCTGTTGGCAGTGGACAGTTTCGACGTGGTGGAATCCGCGCAAGCAAACCCTACGGAAGCCACAGCATCAGGCGACAGTTAGCAGATTTGCTGCTGGCGACTGGATGGTGGCCTCCCGACATTGAGTTTGACATGGATGACTTGGCTACCGTGTTACTTCTAGCAAAGAAGGCAAACAAACATGGTCGCTAGTTCAACAGTCACGGTCGTTGGTGTCAAAGACGCGATGCGCCAACTGCAAAAGATTGAACCCGACCTGGCAAAACAAATCAAGAAAGATTTCAAGGAAATCGTCAAGCCGGTCGTTGGCGATGCTCGATCACAGGTAGTCAACCTGCCGTTGTCAGGATTCAGGCGTAATTGGAAAGCTGGCAAATTGTTGCCCTGGTCGCAATCGGCTGTCAGCAGAAGCATCATTGCCCGGTACAGCAATAGGCGGCGTGGCAACAGTTTGGCTGTGTTCAGTGTGACCATGAAAAGCCCAGCAGGCACAATCTTTGACATTGCCGGTCGCAAATCGGCTAACAGACTCGGTGCTGCATTGGACTCGTTGTACGGTCGAGCATCACGCTTGATGTGGCCCACGTATGAACGTCACGCCAACCAGGTCAACAAAAACATGGCTGATCTAGTTGAAAAAATTACCGATGCAGCAAATCGTAGACTGTTGGACTAATGGCTGTAACAATCCCCATCATTAGCGAGTTTGACGGCAAAGGCATTAGCCGCGCTGTAGAACAATTCAAGCAACTCGAAGGCGCTGGCAAAAAAGCCCAATTTGCCATCAAAAAGGCAGCCATACCGGCAGCCGCAGCCCTGGCTGGGATCGCAGCCGCAGCTGTACCAGCGGTAACCGCAGCCAGCGATCTCAACGAAACCATCAGCAAAACCAACGTCATATTCGGTGAAGCCGCCAACGAAGTACAAATCTTTGCCGATACGGCAGCAGCGTCATTGGGCCAAACCCGACAGCAGGCGCTTGACGCGGCAGCCACATTCGGCACGTTCGGCAAGGCTGCTGGTCTGACCGGACAAGATCTGGCATCATTCAGCACCGACTTCACCAGCCTCGCCTCCGACCTGGCATCATTCAACAACACCAGCCCAGAGGAGGCCGTACAAGCGTTAGGAGCCGCCCTAAGAGGCGAAAGCGAGCCTCTGCGACGATTTGGTGTCCTGCTGTCTGCTGACGCTGTAGCAGCCGAGGCAATGGCTATGGGATTGGTTACCACAACTATCAACGAGGACAAACTCAACATCGCCTTGCAAAAGGTTGACATTGCGTTCCAAAAGAATCAGGAAACCGTTGCCAAGTTCGGTGAGGATTCCATTGAAGCTCAAAAGAGCCGTTTGGCATTGGAGCAAGCCGAGCAGTCGCTCAACAAAGCCCTGGATGGCACCACGGACAAACTGACAGCCCAGCAAAAGACTCTGGCTACGCAGTCGCTCATCATGAAAGCCACGACCGAT